GTGAAAGAAAAAATACGACCAGTTTCTCAGGTTTGTAAAAAACAGAATTATTGACCCTAGATTGATGGATTTCCTTAATGAGACCAGTCTCAATAACATTGTACTTTTGCTACGTTTCTTGGTACAATCACGGCAAAATGAGGCCTTTTGGAAATAAAAAGCAAGAAAACTGCCTCCCAGCCAGTATATACTATATGTATACTCTTAACTAAGGATAGGTTAAGGGACCTGTTCTAAAAGTTCTTTAATACTGACTCCTGGCTTACCTATCCTTTAATAAAGGAACAGGCTCGCCTATCCTTTTAATACGGGCCCTGGTTCGCCTGTTCTTTTTAATACGGGTACAGGCTTTGCTTTTACGGGATTAAGTTTAATCCTTAACAGGCAAGGCAGCTATCGCAGCTCAGTAATACTATCCGTAAAAGCAAAGCCAAGAACAACTAACCAAAAACAACCGACATGAAGAAACCAAACGAGATTAAGAAAGAAATAGACCAGCTCTCACCAGAGGAAGCTAGGCAGTGGTGCCGCGTCCTACGGTTAGACTGGATTACCTACGACAAGTCTCGTTCATATGGTACACGCACATGGGTGCACATGATTCAGGAGAGAGCCAATCATGCCGACTATTAGGCTCAAGAGTCATTCTAGCCGTAAGTATGGTAAGAGGCCCCTTGGCCACAAGGACGCCCCTAGAACCGATCTGGTGGCCACTGGCATACGCTCTGGGGCTAGGTGGACTAGGCTTAGTAAGCAGATCAGAACTGAGCGTCCACTGTGCCAGAGGTGCGAGGAGAACGGCACTCTAATCCCCTCACAGGAGGTACATCATATCCGCAAGGCCGAGACGCACCCGCACCTAGCATACGACGCAAGCAATCTAAGAGCCCTGTGCAAGCCCTGTCACTTGATTGAGGAGCGATACTCAAAATAACAACAAACCAAATTACATGAAGAACAAACGAGGAAGACCAGTAATTGAGCTAAGCGACGATCAGATCAGGCAGGTCGAGAAGTTGGCTGAGATCGGATGCACAGATGCTGAGATGTATGGCGTCATTGGCATTAGCAAGGGAACCTGGAGGCGTATCAAGGGCTCAGACCCTCGCGTAGAGGAGGCAATCGAGAAGGGTAGTGGTAACCTGGCAGTACGTCTAAGACGCTACCAAATCGAGCTAGCGTGTTCTGGCTCCGTTCCCATGCTTATCCACTTGGGCAAGTCGGTTCTGGGCCAGGGAGCAACCACAGCTGCACCCTCGGAGAAGGCTGAGAACCCTTTGATGCAGTTTCTTCCTAGGGCTGAGACTATTAAAAACCTTCCAGAAAGAGACTAATAATATTGACCCTGGTAAGAAAGTGTGATCTAGTAATTAGATGATCAATCAAAAGGCAATTCAAACTGGTGCCCCACGAGGCACGTACAAGATGAGTGAAGCTCATCCTACTGAGGCTGGTCTCGTTTACAAGACATGGGCTAATGGCCGTGAGCAGTGGCACACCGTCTCCAAGTATCATGCCGACCTTAAGAAACGAGCAGAGTATGGAAGGGCTCACTATAATGCCAATAAAGAGGTGTATAAAGTAAAAAGGGCTGCGTCTTATTCCGCAAATCGCGATAAGGAGATTGCAAGGATGGCTGCATGGAAAGCGGCAAACCCTGATAAAGTAAAGAATTACAGAATGGCCAACCCAGGATCTTACAATCACAATCGTGTATCCTATAGAGCTAGGGCTATCGGCCAAGCCCCAGAACTAACCGCCGATGAGACCGCCGCCTGCGTAGGGACTTACGCACAGTGCCAACGACTCAACAAGATTCTTGGAAAAAAAGCTTTTGAAGTAGATCACACCAAGCCTATGTCACTTGGCGGCTTTCATCACCCAAGTAACTTGCAGATCGTTCCTACTAAATGGAACCGCGAGAAGGCGTCCAAACACTCAAACAGATGGGAAGCACCATATGAAGGATAAAAAGCAAAACGGCAAGGGCTCTAAGCGACGCCCGACTAACGAAAAGAAATTCAGGGACAACTACGGTAACATCTTTGGTCCGCCATTGCCCATCGAGCTGAAGCCATTTGAGACCGACCCAATTAAGCATGATCGATAAGTCGTCAGCAACGAAGTATGCTCAGGCCGTGATCAGCGGAGAGATTGACGCATGTAAATCCATAAAGCTCTCATGCGAACGTCATATTCGCGATTTGGGCAGGGATGACATCCACTACGATCTAGACGAGGAGTTTAGCCGGATTAGCTTCATTGAAACCATGCTCACCCTGGAGGATGGATCGCCGTTTATTCTGATGGAGTGGCAGAAGTTCATCATCGGAAGCATCTACTGCTGGAAGAATAGCGATACCGGACTACGTCGTTACAAGAACGCCACTATACTCATTCCCCGCAAGAACGGAAAGAGTGCGTTGATGGCGGCAATGATCATCTGTAGCTTGGTAATGGACAATGTCTGTTACTCCCAGGCATATGCTGTTGCGGCTGACCGTGGACAGGCATCTCTACTGAGGGACTACGTAAGTGGCTTTATTAAGCGTTCAGAGCACCTACAGGAGGTTTTTACCGTCCAGACATGGCTTACCCGCAACAAGCTCACTGACACGGTATTTAAGGCACTACACGCAGACTGGCGACGCCTTGACGGGCTTAACCCATACTTCGTAGTCCTCGATGAGTTTCACGCACAGGAGGGTCCAGAGCTGGACGACGTGATCAACTCAGCGTTCGGAGCACAGGACGAGCACCTTTATGTCAAGATCAGTACAGCGGGTGAATTCTCTCGCGAGAAGCCAATCATGAAGGCCATGGACCTCGGCGAGAAGGTGTTGAACCAGGTTGCTGATGTAGATGAGCTGTTTTATATGAACTGGACAATTGACGAAGGCGATGACTGGCGTGATGAGTCCGTATGGATCAAGGCCAACCCAGCTCTCGGCAAGTGCAAGTCCATGGAGTACATCAGGGGACTTGTGGAGGTAGCGAAAGAGATCCCCCAGAAGGCTCTCGATCTAAAGACCAAACAGCTCAACTGTTGGATTGAGTCCTACGATCAATGGATCATGGCGGACAAGTGGGATAGCCTGAGAGACCCTGAGATCAGCTGGGAGAGCCTACAGGGCTGTAAGGCATGGTTAGGTATGGATTTGGCCCGTGTACGCGACCTGAGCTCTGTGGTGGCTGTCATTCAGCCCGAAGACCCAGAGGCTCCGGCAGTAATCTGGGCTGCTCACTTCATCCCTAACGACGACATCGAGCGTCGGTCATCCAGGGACAAGGTTCCTTACGCTCACTGGCGTAATAATGGAGACATAATCACCACTGATGGTAACGTAACTGACTTCGACGTAATCTTTGAAACGATTATGAAATGGGCCAAGCACCTGGACATCCAGGAGCTGGCATATGACCGCCACTTCTCCTCAGAGCTCGTACAGAGGCTTTACGACGAGAACATAGAGCTTGTGCCCTTCGCCCAGGGCTTTATCTCTATGAATGACGCTGTGTGCGGCATAGAGAGGCACCTGCTGGCTGACTCAATCAGGCATACGGGCGATCCAGTGCTAGCCTGGTCAATAAGCAACGCAATCCTGGTCCAGGACGCAGCTGACAACCGCAAGATCGACAAGAAGCGATCCAAGGAGCGTGTTGACCCAGTTGTGGCACTAGGCATGGCTGTTGCTAGGGCTGAGGAGGGCTTCGAGGATGAGGGCCCAATGGTTTATGTGTAGGCACAAAAAAGCCCCCGCTTGTTAGGCGAGGGCTTTGAGGCTATGTTTAGCCTTCGTATTTGGAGTGGATCGCTCCAACGGCCACGACTCGCTCGTCGTCGATTAGAACTCCCCTAATCTCCGCGGATATTGTCATACGGAATTCGCACTCATACTTTGCGAACTTAATCGCGTCTTTGAGCCCCAGGAAACAAACCGATTCAACTTGCGGCTTCTCAGGCTGGCTGAGATCCGAGTATTTTACTGAGACTTGATATGCTGATTGCGTGTCTTGTGTCATTTTCATACCCAAAAACCCCGCACGTCTTAGGTGCAGGGTGTTTGCTATTCGCGAATGTCGAATCAACCTTGTTAAAAAGGTGAACCTTCTGGATGATCCTCATAAAGATCGAGCTGCCAATCATCAAGATCCTTGGGCGGAGGACAACCAGCGGCTACCCATTCGGCGTGCTCTTCTTCTCGATCAGCCACTGCAGCCTCAGCTTCGTACTTGCGAGTTGCCTCGGCCTCAGCTCTTTGCCATGTATCAGCAAAAGCTGAGTCTTGAATGTGTTCTTCGTAATGTGTCATAAGTTGGAGAATGCTGATGGTTTTGATTGTGTCAAGCTTTTCTGAGTGTTTTTTCAAGGTTTGTAAGAAAGGTCGACTGTGACCTCGTCTGAGTCGTTATGCGTATCAACGGCCCATTCGCCAGTGCCACAAGCGACTTCCTGGACAAAGTCGTTACACAATCCGCGAACGGCAAAGTTCCGCGGGAATTTAACGGTTACGACACCGCTTTTGCTCAACTTGGCTAATCCTCCGCCGTGCTTGCGGGAAAACTCGTTGATGAGGATTACTGTTTGAAGATTTTGTTTTGTAAATGTCATGGGTTAGAGAATGCACACGGTTCTGCCAC